TAGCGCGCCACCGCCGGGCAAGTCCCTACTGACCGGCCGTTTTCCCCCCTGAATGGCTCAGACGCCGTACGCTGAGGCGCAGTACCGTCGTACACGGGCGTTGCTGCTGGGGTCGCCGGTGTTGTGCTCGGTTTGTGGGCGGGGGAGGGCGACGGAGCTCGACCATGACCCGCCGTTGGCGATGCACCGGCACCGCCAGGGCACCAGCTGCTGCAGGCTGGTGCCGGTCTGCCATGAGTGCAACCACGCGGGCGGCTTGTTGGTGCAGCGCGGCGAATGGCGGCCCGACAGCACGGTGCTGGGGGTGGAGCTCGAGCCGGAACGGCAGGGGGTCGGGCAGGATGATCGTCGGTGGCGGGTGCCGTGGCTGAGGGGCTTGCGGCGCCCGCCCGCCGGCGCCGTGTGGCCCCGGTTGATGACCGTCCCCCACCCCGCCGCCACCGGCAGCTACGGGAGGGAGTTCGTCCGGTGGGCGGAGCACAGGTCGGGCCGGGAGCTCCGCTGGTGGCAGCGGCTGGTGGCCGCCCGCCTGTTGGAGCACGACCCCGACGGCCGCCTCGTCTGGGAAACACTCGTGCTGTCCACAGCCCGGCAGGTGGGGAAGAGCTGGCTGCTCCGGGAGCTGTGCCTGTGGCGGATCCACCAGGCGGACCGGTTCGGGGAGCCCCAGGACGTGCTGCACACCGGCAAAGACCTCGCGGTCTGCAAGGAGGTGCAACGGCCGGCCCGGGTGTGGGCGAAAGCCAGGACCGGGACGTTCAAGGTGCGGGAGGTGAACGGTCAGGAAGAGATCGAGCACCTCAAGGATGGCGGCCGCTGGATGCTGAGGGCGAAAGAGGCCGTGTACGGGTATTCGGTCAGCCTGGCGGTGGTGGATGAGGCGTGGAAAGTACGCCCGTCCAGCGTCGACGAAGGGTTGACGCCGACGATGGCGGAACGCGAGCAAGCCCAGCTCGTCCTCGTGTCGACGGCGCACCGGATGGCGACCAGCCTCATGTTGGGCCGGCGTCAGGTGGCGCTCGCCCAGCTCGAGGACGGCGACGGCGACCTCCTCATCGAATGGAGTGCCCCCGAACGCGCCGGCCTCGACGACGTCACCGGGTGGCGGCTCGCCAGCCCGTACTGGACGCCGCACCGGGAACGGCTGATCCGCAAACGCCTGGAGGCGATCCGGTCGGGCGAGGTCGAGGACCCCGAGGAGCCCGACCCAGAGCAAAGCTTCCGGGCGCAGTGGCTGAACCAGTGGCCGCGGAAGCTCACGGAACCGGCCGGGAGCACTGAGCCTCTGCTCCCGGCCGGCATGTGGGCCAGCCTCGCTGAACCCCTGTCGGGGGCGGGGCCGGTGTGGGTCGCCGTCGAGGACGACTACGGGCTGGGGGCGGCGGTCGCCGCGGCGGCGCGGCTCGAGGATGGGCGGATCGAGGTGGACGGGTGGCGGTGCCAGGACTGGGACGCCGCCGTCCACGATGTGCGGGTGCTATGCGAGCGGCGGTGGGTGAACGAGATCCTGGCCGGCGCCTCTTTGGTGGGGCGGCTCCCCGACCTCGTCCCGGAGCCCGTCCCCGCCGGCGGCAAGGAAACCCGCGCCGGGCTCGCCGTCCTGCGCGAGCTCGCGTTCACCGGCCAGGTCGCCCACGACCAGGCCACCTACGACCTCGACGACGCGATCGACGCGGCCATGGTCAGGGAGGCGCCCTCGGGCCTCTACCTCGTCGCCAAAGGCGCGACGCATCTCGTCAGGGCGGCGGCGTGGGCGGTGCAGGCGGCGCACCGGTTGGAGACCGTCCCCACCATCCACTAGGCTTTGTCCACCGTTTTGGTGGACAAAGCCTAGTGGATGAGCGGTCGCTGAACCCGGCTGCCGAGAGCGTCGGCCCCGGCGCTACCCCAGGTGACCCCAGCGGCGTCGTCATCGAGGGGGCGGACAACCCGGGCTGGTGGCCGCCGGCGATCGTCCCCTCACCGTGGGACGGGTGGCCCGCCGAGTGGGCGACACCAAGCTGGGGCGGCTACGTCCAGACCTTGACGGACACCGCCTGGATGTGCCTCGACCTCAACGCGTCGCTGCTGTCGACGATGCCGCCCTATCTGGTCGGGGCGGCGCCGACGCTGGACACGTCGTGGATGCGGAACCCTGACCCGGACGTGTACACGAGCTGGGAGGAGTTCGCGAAACAGCTGTTCTGGGACTACCAGCTCGGCGAGGCGTTCGTGGTCGCGACCGCGCGGTACGCGACGGGGTGGCCGGCCCGGTTCCACGTCGTCCCCCCGTACCTGGTGGAGGTCGAGCTGGGCGCGAACGGGACACGGGTGTACACGATCGGCCGCGTCGACGTGTCGAGCGACATGCTCCACATCCGCTACCAGTCCTCGGTGGACGACGCGCGCGGCCACGGCCCCCTCGAGGCGGGCAGGGCTAGGGTGATCGCCGACCAGGTCCTCACCCGGTACAGCACCGGCCTGGTGACCGCCGGCGGCGTCCCCACCAGCATCCTCACCTCACCGGCCCGGCTGGACGCCGAGCAGGCGCAGATGCTGAAGAACCAGTGGCTGACCGCGAGGCTGTCCGGGATCGGGGAGCCGGCCGTCCTCAGTGGCGGGGTGACGTGGCAGGCGACCCAGATGAGCCCCAGGGACATGGCCCTGCTGGACGTCACCGGGTTCACCGAAGCCAGGATCGCGAACCTGCTCGGAGTGCCGGGCCCGCTCGTCGGGCTCCCGTCGGGCGGGGATCCGCTCACCTACAGCACCGCGGTCATGTACTTCACCCAGCACTGGCGGATCGGCCTCCGCCCGAAAGCGCAGGCGGTGATGGGAGCCCTGTCCGAGTGGGCTTTGCCGCTCGGCACACGCGTCGAGGTGAACCGGGACGCCTACATCGAGGCCGAGCCGCTCCAGAGGGCGCAGGCCGCGCAGATCCTCAACTCGATCAAGGACGCGCAGGGGAACCCGGCGTTGACCGTCGAGGAGATCCGGGAGGCGGAACGGCTCGACCAGTCGACCGCCCCCGACGCCACCACAGGAGTCTTGCGATGACCAGCTTGGTGCTCGAGTTCCGTTCCGCCAGCACGGTCGGCGTGTCGTTCCCGAAACGGCAGATCGAGCTGATCGTCATGCCCTACGAGACCGAAGCGCAGGTCGTCCACAAAGGCCGGCTGATCCGCGAGATCGTCGCCCGCGGCGCCTTCCAGGGGCTGGACGCGGAGCACCGCAGGATCCTCGTCAACCGCGGCCACGTCATCGACAGCGTGGTCGGCCGCGCCACCCGGTTCCACCCATCACGGGACGAGGGGCTGGTCGCGGAGCTGCAGATCGCGAAGACTTCGGCCGGCGACGAGACCCTCGCGCTGGCGAACGACGGGCTCCTCGACGCGTCCGCGGGGTTCGGGGTCCCCGACGGCGGCGAGAGCTGGCCGGAACGCGGCCTCCGCCGCCTCACCCGGGTGTGGCTCGATCACATCGCGATGACACCGGACCCCGCCTACAAGGCCGCCCGCGTCCTCGCCGTCCGCGAGCACGACGACACGTCGGGTGACACCGTGTCGACGCCGAACCTGGACGTGGTCAGGGGATGGATGCTCGCCGACCGGTATGCGACACTCACCCTGACCACCGAACGCTGACCCGTTGATGGCCGCCGTGGGCGGCGCCGGCAGTCCCGTGGGGTAGGTGGCGCTCGAGCGAAACAACCCTTGTCGTTTCGCGCATAGAGAGGAACCCCATGAAGTCGACGGATCAGCTTCTCGCGCGCCTGGTCGCGGAGATCGAGGAGCGGCAGCAGTTCATCGATGGTGTCGTCGAGGCCGCCGAGAAAGACGCGCGCGACCTCTCCCCGCAGGAGATGGAGCTCGTCACCCGCGCCCGCACACGGATGGGTGAGCTGAACGAGCAGGTCGCCCCGCTAAAGGAGACCCGCCGGATCGGGGTGGAGTCGCGGCAGCAGCTCGCCGAGCTCGCCAAGTTCATGGGCGAGAAGCAGGACGAGAAGCCGCGGGTGATCGAGTACCGGTCGGCCGGCCACTACGTGTCCGACTACATCCAGGCGGTCACCGGGACAAGCACGGCCGCGAAAGAGCGGCTCGAGGTGTTCATGCGCGCCGCGGCGCACCAGACGACCCCCGACAACCCCGGCCTGCTCCCCGAGCAGATCCTGGGGCCGGTCGTCAACTACATCGACGCCGCCCGCCCCATCGTGTCGATCCTCGGGCCCAGGCAGCTGCCGGCGGGCGCCTGGTCCAGGCCGCGGGTCACCCAGCACACGGATGTGGCCGCGCAGACGGCGGAGAAGACGGAGCTGGTCAGCCGGAAGATGATCATCTCGAAGATCCCGGTGACCGCCACCACCTACGGCGGCTACGTCAACGTCAGCCGGCAGAACATCGACTGGTCGCAGCCGGCGATCATGGACATGGTCATCAACGACCTCGCCGGCCAGTACGCCGTCGAGACCGAGCTGGCGACCGCGACGACGCTCGCCGCCGGCGCGACCGCCGGCGGCACGCTCCCCGCCACCCCCACCTCGGCTGACGTCGCCGCTGCCCTGTGGGCGGCGGCAGGCTCCGCGTTCGCCGCCGTGCAGGGGCAAGGCCGGCTGGTCGCCGCCGTGTCCCCGGACGTGCTCGGACTGCTCGGCCCCATGTTCGCGCCCGTCAACCCCGCGGACTCGCAGTCGCCGGGGTTCACGGCGTCGAACTTCGGGTCGGGCGTGATGGGCACGATCGGCGGGATCGCTGTCGTCATGAGCTCGGCGCTCCCCGCCAAGTCGTTCCTCGTCCTCTCCACCGCCGCCGCGGAGGCGTACGAGGACCGGATCGGGTCGCTCCAGGTCGTCGAGCCGAGCGTGCTGGGCGTCCAGGTCGCCTACGCCGGCTACTTCGCCGTCCTGATCATCGAGGCCGCCGGCGTCATCAAGATCGCGGTCACCTAAGGCCATGGGCGAGCTGTACGACAGCCCCAACCAGCAGGTCGTCCGCGGCGACGGAAGCCACCCGTCCCAGGAGGGGGCGGGTGGCAGCGCCGCCGCCGCCGGCGGCGACGCGAAGAGCGTCGACGAGATGACGAAAGCGGAGCTCCTCGACTACGCCTCGAGCCACGGCGTCCAGGCGACCCCGGACATGACGAAAGCGGACATCCTCGCCGCCGTGAAGGCGGCCGGGGGCTAGACGGTGGCGTACGCCACCGTGGACGAGCTGGCGGCCGCGCTGCGGGTCCGGGTGACGCCCGAGAACACCCCAGGTCTCCAGGCGTGCCTGGACGCGGCCGCCGCGGAGATCGACCACGAGACGAACCGGGCGGCGGACACCCCCATCCCGGCGGACGACCCGATCGCGAACCGCGTCAACATCGTCCGCGGCGTCGAATGGTTCAAGAGCAATGACGCCGCGTTCGGGGTGATCGGGTTCGACCAGACCGGGTCGCTGACCGCCCCGAGGGACGGGTTCAACCGGCACGCGTTTGCGCTGACCCCGCTGAAGCAAGGATGGGGAGTGGCATGAGTGAGCTCCACCTGGGCGAGGTGCGGGCACGCCTCGAGAGCGTGCTCGCACCCGCCCAGGACGGGGATCCCGACGTCCACGTCGACTACCCGGACGCGGTCATCCCCCCGGCGCTCGTGATCGTGTGGGACGACCCGTGGCTGGAGCAGCCGAGGGTGATGGGGCCCTGTATGACGATCGCGAACGTCGTCGTGCTGTGCGTCGGGTCGAGGATCGAGGCCGGCCCCGGTATCGACCAGGTTGAGTCCCTGGTCGAGTACACGATCAGCCGGCTCCGCTCTGACAGCTACCCGTGGCCGGTCGCGTCCGCGCAGTCGCCGCGCGAGTGGATCATCTCGAACGTGCACTACCTGGGCGCCCGGTTGCAGTACCGGGTGCCGGTGTCGCTCAACGGAACAGGAGGCTAGACGTGCCTACCCATGTGATCCTCGACAACGCCAGCCTCCAGCTCGGCGCCGACGAGGCCACCCTGAAAGAGCTCGCCTGCTACACCAGCCACATCGAGCTCTCACCGGACGTGTCGACGACGACGCTGGACACGATGTGCGGGAGCGTCGACTACCCAGGCGCCGTGAAATGGTCGCTGATCGCGACGCTGTACCAGTCGTGGGACACCGACGGCACCGAGGCCGTCCTCAAGCCGCTCGTTGACGCGGCGGTGCCGTGCACGTTCGTCGTCTCAGCTGACAAGGATCAGGCGATCTCGTTGATGAACCCCGGCTGGACCGGCGAGGTGATCCCCCAGCCGTACAGCCCGCTGAACGGGGACGCCGGCGACGGCAGCGAGGTCAGCCTGGAGTGGTCGCTGACGGCGCCGCCCACGAAGATCACCAGCCCACCCGCCTAACCGCTCATGGCTGAGAACGTGAGGATCCGCGGCCTCAGCGAGCTCGCCGCCGGGATCAGGAAGCTCGCCGGAAGGATCGACCGCGGCAGCCGCGACGACTTCGAGAGCGTCGCCAACCAGGTCGCCGCCCAGGTGCAAGGCACCGTGCCCAGGCGGACCGGCCGGCTCGCCGGCAGCGTGATGGCGCAGTCCACCAGCAACGGGGCGAGCGTCTCGATGGGCGCCGGCGTCCCCTACGCCCAGTACGTCGAGTACGGCGGCCGCGGCCACCCCCACTCCAGCCAGGGGAACTACCTGTACCCGGCCGCCATGGACGCCGGCCCCCAGCTCGAGGAGGCCGGCCAGCAGGCGGCGCAGTCCGAGATCAGGAGCATGTCATGGCCGAGCCCCTGAAACCCGTCCCCGCCCCACGGTTCCCCGAGGAGGTGGAGCTCTTACGGGACGACATGGCCTCCCCGAGGTTCACACCGCGGGAGCTGCGCATGCTGAAAGAGCAGTTCGGGCGCAGCCTCGGCCAGATCCTCGGTGACGAGGAGAGCGACGACAAGTTCGCGGCGCTCGCGTGGATCAAGCTGCGCCGGCAAGGCTTCGACGTCGACCTGGCCGACCTGGACGACGTGGTGATCACGATCCGGCCGTCCGAAGTCGAGAAGTTGGACCCTTCGAGCGGCGGCAGCTCGACGGGCTCGCCGCCTTCTGCCGGTACTGGCGCATGACCCCCCGCCAGGTCGACGAGATGACCGCGGACGAGTACGCGGCGTTCTGGCGGTACGCCGAGAACGAGGCGCGCGCGCGCGCCCGCGAAGCCAGGAAGGCCCGGAGGCGCTAGGTGGCCGGGAACCCGCGGATCGTCGTCGACTTCGTCAGCGACACCAGCGGCCTCTCCAGCGGGTTCGCCAAAGCGGAGGGCAGCTCGAGCAAGTTCGCGTCGTCCCTGAAGAGCGTCGGCAAGGCCGGGGCGCTCGCGGCGGGCGCCGCCGGCGTCGGCGCGTTGATCTACACGGTGAAGACCGGGATCGGCGAGTGGGAGCAGTCGCAGAAGGTCACCGCCCAGACCGAAGCCGTCATCAAGTCGACGGGCAAGGCGGCGGGCGTGACGACGAAACAGGTGCAGGATCTGGCCGGGTCGATCATGAAGAAAACCGGGATCGACGACGAGGCCGTCCAGTCCGGCGAGAACCTCCTCCTCACCTTCACGAACATCCGGAACGAGACCGGCAAGAACAACGACATCTTCACCCAGGCCACCAGGATCATGACCGACATGAGCGTCGCGCTCGGCCAGGACATGAAGACCAGCGCCATCCAGTTGGGGAAAGCGCTGAACGACCCCGTGAAAGGCATGAGCGCCCTGAGGCGCGTCGGGGTGTCGTTCACGCAGGCGCAGCAGGACCAGGTGAAAGCAATGGTCGCCGCCGGCGACCAGATGGGCGCCCAGAAGCTGATCCTCCGCGAGCTCACCAAAGAGTTCGGCGGCAGCGCGGAGGCGGTCGGGAAGACGCTGCCGGGCCAGTTGGCGATCGTCAGGGAGTCGTTCAACAACTTCGCCGGAGACCTGGTCGGCAAAACGATCCCGTACATCGAACAGGTCATCACCTACCTCCAGAAGAACTGGCCGCAGATCAGCGCGGTGATCCAGCAGGGGATGGCGAACATCAAACCGGCGCTCGCCGCGTTCGGTGACGCGCTCGCCGCGCTCGGCCCCCTGGTGCTCGCGATCGTCGGGGTGATCCGCGACAACTGGAACCTGATCGGCCCGATCATCCAGGCGAACGTGAAGGTGATCCAGGACGCGTTCCGGGTGATCGCCGACATCTTCACCGTCATCGCCGCCCTCTTGCGCGGCGACTGGTCGGGTGCGTGGAAGGCGTTCACCCAGCTCGTCCAGGACCTCGTGAGGCTGATGGTCGACAACATCAAGAAGACGCTGCTCCCGTTGCAGATGCTGCTCACCGTGCTGTGGGCGGGGATCCGGGCGGCCGCCACCGCCGCCTGGAACGGGATCCTCAGCCTCGTCACCTCGGTGAACAACCAGATCAGGGCGCTCGTCACCGGTGTGTGGCAGGCGATCACCGGTGCGGTCACCACCGCCGTGAACGCCACCCGGACCGCGGTCACCGCAGCCTGGAACGCGATCACCGTGGCGACCGCCGCCGCCGCGAACGCCACCCGGGCGGCCGCGTCGGCGGCGTGGCAGGCGATCCGCGCGGCCGTCGCCGCCGCCGCCCAGGCCACCCAGGCGGCCGTGTCGGCCGCCTGGAACGCGATCCGCGCCGCCGTGTCCGCCGCCTCGGCCGCCGCGAGCGCCGCCGTCAACGCGCTCAGGTCGGCGTTCAGCGCCGCCGGCGGCGCCGCCAGTGGCCTCCGCGGCATCCTGTCCGCGCTGCAGGGCGGCCTGAACGCCGCCATGGGCGCCGCCAAGGCCGCCGCCAGCGTGTTCACCGGCCCCCTCGAGGCGGCCGGCCGCGCGGCGAGCTCGGCGCTCGGCCCCCTCTCCGGGATCGCGAGCGCGATCGCCGGCGCGTTCAACGCGGCCGCCGGCGCCGCCCGCGCGCTCACCGACGCGATCCGGTCGATCCCCAGCCACATCAACCTCCCGAGCATCCCCGGCGGCGGCCTGATCTCGAAGATCCCCGGGCTCGCCGAGGGCGGCCTCGTCTCATCGCCGACGCTCGCGCTGATCGGGGAGGCCGGCCCCGAGGCGGTCGTCCCGCTCGCCCAGTTCAACGCGCTGATCCGCGCCGCCCGGCAGGGCGGCGCCAAGGACACGCCGCCGCCGATCACCGGGGGCGGGCAGCCGCTCGAGGTCAGGGTGTTCATCGGTGACCAGGAGCTCCGCGGATTGGTCCGCCACGAGGTGACCGCCCAGAACAACCGGGTCGCCCAGACACTCCTGGCGGGGCTGACGTAGATGGCTGTCACCTTGACGGTCACCCCCGAGCCCGCGAAAGCGGCGGCCAGGCTGCAGGTCGACGGTGTCCCCGCCGGCGCCGACACCTACACCATCAACCGCACCAGCCCCTCAGGGGCGGTCACCGGGGTGCGGGGCGCCGTGAACGCGCCGGTGGGGATCCCCACCGAGATCGTGCGCGACTGGGAGCTCCCCCTGGACGTCCCCCTCACCTACCAGGTGACCGTATACGACGGCGCCACCGTCGTCGGCACCGCGTCGGCCACTTTCACCGCCGCCTGGGGGCAGTGCCCCGCCTGGCTCGTCGACCTCGCCCGCCCCACCAACTCTCTTGCGCTGACGATAGAGAGCATGGTCGACCTCGACTTCGAGGCGGCCGTCGGTGTCCACCGGATCCTCAACCGCAGAGCACCGGTGTTGACGAGCCTGCCTGCGTGGACGCCGTCGAGCGAGCTGATCGTGCTCACCGACACCTTGACGGAGCGCGACGAAGTGCGTGCGCTGCTCGGTTCCGGCTACCCGTTCCTCTTGCGCACCACCCCGGACATGGGGATCGGGAACATGTACCTCGGCGTCACCCAGTTCGTGGAGGAGCGGTTCCTCACCCTCGGCGACGCCCCCCAGCGCCGCTTCAAGGTGTCGGTGGTGCAGGTGGAACGCCCCGACCCGGGGATCTTCGTGCCAACCGCCCCCATGACCTACGCCGCCGTGAAGGCCACCTACGCCACCTACGCGGCGTTGAAGGCGGCGGTCGGCACGTACGACCAGCTCCTGTACACGTTCACCGGGGTCGACGCGAGCCCCGTGATCCCCTGGCTCCCCGACGACGTCTGATGCTCACCGTGTCGCAGCGGTTCCTGACCGCGCTCAGGCAGTCGCACGCGATCAGCGTCGCAGCCACCATCTACGCCCCCTCGGATCTCGCCACCCCGATCGAGGTGCGCGTCGTGTCCGGCGATTTGACGGTCGACCAGGACGCCCAGGTCACCAGGCAGGCGTCGCTGGAGATCGCGTTCACGCTCGTCGACGACACGGTCCGGGAGGCGGTCGCGGAGCTCCCCTACGGCGGCTACGCGACAGTGGAACGCGGCATCACGTACGCGGACGGGGCGGCGGAGCGTGTCCAGCTCGGCCGGTTCCGCGTCGACTCCGTGGTCTGGGACGAGCAGCAGCGCACCGCCACCCTCACCCTGAACGACCGGATGGCGCAGATCATCGACGAGCGGTTCGTCACCCCCTACGCGCCCGCCGGGGTGCACCCCTCAGACGCGGCCGTCCAGGTGGCCCAGCAGGTGTTCGGGTCGACGATCGCCTACCACGTGTTGACAACCCCGGCGTCGGAGCCGCTCCTGTCCGGGGCGACGGTGTACGAGGAGGACCGGGCCGCCGCCCTCGCGGACCTCGCGTCGAGCGTGGGCGCGGAGGCGCTGTTCGACAACCTGGGCGACTTCGTCATCCGGCCGCGCACACCCTCGACGGCGGTGGCGTGGGTGTTCGACGCCGGCGACAACGGCAGCCTCATCCAGGTGAGCGAGACCGTCGACCGCTCCAGTGTCCGCAACGGCGTGTCGGTCCGCGGGCAGCCGGACGTCGACCAGCCGCCCATCTACGCGCTCGCCACCTACGACGACCCCACGGCGCCCACCAGGTGGGGCGGCCCGTTCGGGAAAGTCCCGCTCATCAGCTCCTCGACGGCGGTCGCGTCGCAGGCGCAGGCGGACGCCACCGCGCGCAGCCTCCTGAACCTCCGTCTCGGCCTGTCCCGCACCCTGGTGCTGCAGGGGATCCCGAACCCCGCCCTGGAGCCAGGCGACCTGATCGAGATCCGCTACCCCGACGGGCGGACGGAACAGCAGCTCGTGAACGCGATCCGGCTCGGCCTGGACGTCACCGGCGCGCTCGAGCTCACCACCACGTCGCAGGTGGACTCGACGCCGTGAGCAGCGTCCCCTTCACACGAACCCTGTCGTATGTGCTCCGCGAGAAGCTCGACCGGACCGGGGTGACCGCCCTGATCGGGAAAGTCTCCAGTGTCCCCGACGGGAAGCGGGTGACGATCGACCAGGCGGGGGTGCTCACCACCATCCCCAGGATCAGCTCGTATGTGCCGACGGTGGGGGAGCCCGTGGTGTGCCTGGCCGCCGACACCATGATCGTCGCGATCGGCGCGGTCGGCGGCACCCCCGGCGGCGGCGGCACCCCCACCCCCGTCACGTTCGTGTCCGGGACAGGGCCGCCCACCAGCGCGGTCGGCCCGGACGGGGCCGTCTACCTCGACCGGACGTCGCTCAGGTTCTGGGGGCCGAAAGCCGCGGGCGCGTGGCCCGGCAGCCCGTTCGGCCGGCTGCTCCCGCTCGCACCCACGTACGCCCAGTTGAAGACCGGATAGGAGGAGGCTCATGGGAACCACCACGAAGCATGCGCTCCGGTACCCGGAGCCCACCGACCCCGCCGACGTCCCCACCGACATGAACGAGCTCGCCACCGACGTCGACAACGCCTTGCCGCCCGTCCCCGGGACGGCGGGGCAATGGCTGAAAAGCGGCGCGTCCGGGGCGATGAGCTGGCAGTCGATCGCGAAGACCGACCTGTCGTTCGCGGGGCAGCCGAACGGGATCGCCGACCTCGACGCGTCGGGGAAGGTGCCGGCCGCGCAGATCCCCGCCGCCGCCGGGGCCGCTTTCGTGAAGATCCAGGACATCCTTCTCGGCGCCTCAGGTGCGTCCTTCGACTTCACCAGCATCCCCACCACCTACCTGCACCTACGGGCGATCCTGTCCGGGCGAACCGATCAGGCGGCCTTGTTCAGCGGCCTCAACGTCCGCTTCAACAACGACACCGTCACCGGCAACTACAGCAGCAGCCTTATCGTCAACACGTCAGCCAGCGCGGCCGCCGCGCAGGAATGGCCCGGCACGAACGCGATGATCGCCGGGTACATCCCGGGCGCGTCCGCGAACGCGGGGTTCCAGGGGGCGGTCACGATGGATATCCCCAACTACGCAACCGCAGGGCTGGTACGCACCATGAACGCGGCGGGCGGGTACGCGACCGGGCTAACGACCGGACTGATCTGGACGCGGGTGGCGTTCGCCGTCTGGTCAGGCTCGGTGGTCGTCAACCGGGTCACGATCTTCCCGTCCGGCTCAAACTTCGTCGCCGGGTCACGCTGCACCCTGTACGGGATGGCGTGAAGGGGGGTGAGGAGTTTGAACCCGGCCCAGTTCGTCGCGCAAGCGTTGAAAGCGGTGTTCGCCGCCCTCGTCGCCGGCCTCGGGGCGCTCCAGGTGACACTGGTGGGCGGCGAGAGCTTCGGCGCCGTCACGGCCGGCCAGTGGGTCACCATCGCGAGCACCGCCGTCCTGGCGTTCGGGGGCGTCTACGGGATCGCGAACCGGCCCCCCGGCGACCAGGGCGAACAGGCCGGACAGTGACCGATGATCCTGGCGGTCACGGCGGGGGAGCTGCTCGCTGCGGGGGGCGCGTTCGTGACCGGCCTCGCCAGCCTCATCGTCGCGTTGACGGCGCTGATCAGCGCCGCCGCCAAGGCCAGCCACGAGATCCACGAGGAATGGCAGGAACACCATGATCAGGCAGACGCTGAACGCGATCAGGGGCACCGGTAAAGCCGGCGTGCTCGCCGCCGGGGCGATCGGGCTCGCCGGCGCCAGCGGGTATCTCACCTCGACCGCGCTCTCGAGCGGCCAGGCGGCCCCCGGCCGCACCGTCACCATCAACGTCGGCAGCGGCCAGCCCGGCCCCGCCGGCCCCGCAGGCCCGAAAGGCGACACCGGGCCTGCCGGCCCCGCCGGCCCACCGGGGCCGAAAGGCGACCCGGGCGCGAAAGGCGACATCGGGCCCGCCGGCCCCCCAGGCCCACCGGGGCCGGGAGGCGGGTTCACGTGCCCGAACGGGTTCACACCCGGCACCCTCGTGATCAACGCCCCCGGGGGGCACGCGACCATCTACACCTGCCTGAAAGACGAATAGGCCCGGCGTCAGCCGCGCTCTTCAGCCTCGAGCCCCTGCGCCTCTTTCAGCAGCTCGAACACCCGGCTGGGTGATATCCCCGCGTAGGGGGCGATATCCCGGACAGACTCGCCCGACCGGTGCGCGGCCAGGATCGCCACGCCAAGCTCCTCCCTGGCGCGGGCGAGCTTGTCCGCGTGCCTGCGGACACGCTTCAGGTCTCGTTGCGCCATCCCCCCCGAACCCTGTCACCCGGACACCGTATCCGCGGTCGCGTGCGGACGACCGCACAACACGCCGGGGGTTCCGTCCAGGCGGATTGGTTTTTCCCGCAAACTGCGGGAACATCGGTTGCGGATACGTCCAGGATCTGTCATCGTGCCGCCCCGCACAACCCCTTGGTGAGATGGCATAGGGGCGCCACGGTTGCCGTTGGATAACAGCACGATTAGCCGTCCACCCAGTTGGGTACCTCGGGTAACACCCCCGTACGCTTCCGCCCCTCCCACCCAGGGGACGCTCCTCACAGGGCACGGCTCTATGCGGCGGAGTCAGGAGCGAATCCTAGGGCCGCGGCGAAGCGGGGCGGCACCGCCCCTCACCAAGGGAACGACGGTAGCCGCCCCGCCGAGCATCAGGATGGCAGGTTCGGCGCCGGGCGGGGGGGCCGGGCGCCGCACAGCCGGGGAGCCCCGACGATGATGACCAGCCCCCGCGGCAGCCAGGATGAGCTGACCGTGTGGCGGATCGTCGGGCTCCCCGGCGTCCACGTCAACATGGACGTCGAGCTCACCATCGGCACCACCAGCCCGATCGTGATCGCCGCCGTCGAGCAGGCGTGCCAGGCGTACGGGATCGAGCTCGAGCCGGGCAACCAGGAGCGGCTCTGGTGAACGCGCTCGAGGTTCACCCCGATCGGGCTAGACGCCACCCGGTGGATCTGCGGAGAATCCTGGGTATGGCTGATTTGGATTACGCGATCGACGCGTTCGACGCCGACCTGGGCGTCCGCGGCAAGACCCAGGCGACCCGGACGAAGTACCGTCAGATCCTCGACCAGTTCGCCGCCCGCTACGAGCACCTGGCGCCCGGCGACATCACCGCGAACGACTGCCGCGACTTCCTCGCCCAGTGGACGCGCCCCCGCCCCCCGCGCAAGGGTACGCGCAAGACTCTGCCGCCGGCGTCCCAGAACACGCTCGCCTTGCACCACTCGATCCTCAAAGCGTTCTTCACGTTCCTCCACGAGGAGGGGCTGATCGACGAGAACCCGATGGCGAACCTGAAAGCGCCGAAGCGGAAGCGCCCCGAGTACCTGCCCGTCGTCACCACCAGCGCCGGCGACGTCGCGAGGCTGATCAACGCGTGCGACGCGATGGACGAGCTCCTGTGCGTCGGCACCCTCGCCTACATGGGGCCGCGCCGGACGGCGGCCGCGAACCTCCGCCGCGGCGACCTCGACCTCGACCAGGGGCTCGCCACGTTCAGGGAGAAGGGCGGCAAGGTGATCGTGAAGCCGATCCCCGAGGGCCTGCTGGAGCTGTACCGGGCAGCCGACGACGACGGCACCTGGCTGTACCCGTCGGACTATGTGATCCCGAACCGGCGTGAGCCGCGCGACCCCGCGAACCGCAGCGCGAAGGTCGTGTACCAGATCCTGCAGCGGGTCGCCGACCGCGCCCGCGTCCTCACCCACCCCCACGCGCTCAGGCGGGCGTTCGCCGTCCAGTTCGACGAGCAGCACCCCACGCAGCTTCTCGCCCTGCAGGAGCTCCTGGGCCATGAGCGGGTCGAGACCACCCAGGTGTATCTGCGGCGGAAGAACATGGCGAAGGCGATGGAACAGGTGCGGGATCTGACTTTCGCGTTTCCGCCCAGTGCTGATGTGCCCCCAGCGGGATTCGAACCCGCGTTACCGGCCACCCCTGTGCCGGAGCCGCTCAGACGGAAACTCGGTGACCTGCGGGCGGAAGTCGCTGTGAGGGGGCGCGCCGACCGGTGACATCCGCCCCCGAGCTGTTGCGGTTGAAGGCGCGCGAGTACGAGCTGACCGCCGAGCACTGGGCCGAGCAGCTGGAGCCGCGCACCGCCGAGGACGCCCGCGCCGTCGCCGTCGCCCTGTTGGAGGTCGCCGACGCGCTCGACCAGGCCCGGGAGCAGGCCGCGTGACCCGGGTCGCCGCTCTCTATGTGGACGCGGCCGGCGTGTACGCCGGCCTCCCCGGCGTGGACGTGTGGGACGAGGCCAGGGACGCCCGCCTCTATGCGGGGCCGTGGCCGGTGGTGGCGCACCCGCCGTGCGCCCGCTGGTCGCGCCTGGCCGGGTTCACCGAGCACCGGTTCGGCTACAGGCGCGGCGAGGACGGCGGCTGCTTCGCCTCCGCGCTCGACGCGGTCCGCGCCTACGGGGGGGTGCTTGAGCATCCCGCCTACTCGCGCGCCTGGGACGTGTACGGGCTCCCCGAGCCGCTCTGGCGTGGCGGCTGGACGCTCGGCCTCGACGGGGGCGCGTCCTGCTACGTCGAGCAGGGCCGGTACGGGCTCCCCGTCAAGAAGGCCACCTGGCTGTACGCGTACGCGGTCGACCTCCCCGATCTTCGGTGGGGGTGGACATCGGACGGCGACGGGACGCTGGCCGTGAACCAGGACCCGATGCGCGGCGGGATCCACGCGTGGCGGGACCAGTGGGGCGGCCGCAGCGCCGCATGGCAGGAAGCACGCGGCAGCGTCTACAACGAGGACGGCGTCCGCTGCCGCCCCTCCCATCTCGGCCAGTCGAGCACCACCCCCCCGGCGTTCCGGGACGAACTCCTGGCGATGGCCCGCACCGCCCAAAGGGCGGCCGCGTGAAACCACGGTTCTACGTGTTCACGATCGGTGGCTGCACGGGGGGCCGCTCGTTCTACGTCCTCGACCGCGCCAACAACCACCTCGAGGTCGCCAGCTACCGCGCCCACCCGAACCGCGACGACGCGGTCACGTGGGCGGTCGCCCACGCCCACTGCGACCGGCTGAACCAGCAGGCGGGCTGGTGAGCGCGAACGCTGTCTGGGAGCTGATGGGTCCCGTCTGGGAGGCGTGGGAGCAGCAGGTTCAGCCGGTGGTAGCTGACCTTGAAGATCGCGAGCTCGCGAAAGCGACTGAGCGGGTGGCGTACTGGTTGAAGCGCGACCTGCTTCGAGCCGGCGAGCTCGCGCGTGACGAGAGAGCTGTCCGCGGCCTGGGCGATCCGGCCTTAACGAGCGCTGCCCCTGATGCTGCTGTTGGTCACGCGGGTGAACTCGTGGGCCGCGGACACAAGACGCGAGGCGCGGCGTGACCAGGCCGTGCTCTCGCCGGTGGGCGGCGCTCCTCTGCGTGATCCTCGCGTTGGCGGCGGCGGTCGCCGCGTGGGGCGCCCGCCCACCAGACCCCCTCGACCGGCAGCGCGACATCGGGTACGGCGAGATCGGGTTCCGCGGCGCCGGCCCGGAGAAATGGGCGCAGCGCTACCGGCAGCAGCGCGCGAAGACGCAGCAGCTCCACGCGCTCTTGGTCGCCAGGGTCGACCGGATGGCGGGGATCATCGCCGGCCTGTTGTGCATCCATTCGCATGAGGGCAGTTGGACTGACAGTGGCGCGCCGTTCTACGGCGGCCTGCAAATGGACATTCGGTTCCAGCGAGCGTATGGCGGCCGGTCACTGCAAATGCACGGCACCGCGAACAACTGGACAGTCGGCGAGCAATTGGCCGCCGGCATCCAGGGCTATCTCGCGCGCGGCTGGCAGCCATGGCCGAACACCAGCCGAATGTGCGGGCTCCGCTAATGGCGACCTCGAGTCTCGAGGGGGCGCGTGTGAGAACAGTGCACGGCGAGCTGGGACGGCTCCGCCTCGTCGAAACGAAGCGCGAATGGGAGAAAGGCAGGCCCACGCCCGTCACCTGGTTCTATGTGCGCCTCGACAGCGGGCGCACCGTCGCGCTGCGAGACAGGGAGATGTTCGAGGTGGTCGCGTGTGAGTGACACGGCGCTCGCCCCGGTGATCGTGAGGGATCCGGAGCTCGACCGGATCGCCCGGCTGGGCCGGTGGCTCGCCGCCTCGGAGACAGGGAGTGACGCGCAGGCGGCCCGTGAGATGAGCGCCGCGCTCCGGCTCTACTACGTCCACGAGCTCGGGTTGCCGTTGCAGGCGGCGTCCGAGGTGAGCGTGATCAAGGGCCGGTTGTTCGTCGGCGCCAAGCTGCTCCGGGCGATGGCGTACCGGCAGGGCTACCGCGTCATCCGCATGGACGGGTCGAACGAGTACTCGTGCACGGCGATCCTGATCCGCACCGACACCGGCGAACGGCTGGGTGAGAGCACGTTCACGATCGAGGACGCGAAACGCGCCGGTCTCGTGCGCGGCCAATCAGCGTGGGTGTCGCATCCGGCGAGGATGCTGTGGGCGCGCGCGTCGAAGTTCGTGCTGGACGATTACGCGCCCGAGGTCACCTTGGGGTTGGGGTCGGAGGATGAGATCCCCGAGTACACCGGTGACGCCCGCCCGCCCATTGGGTCGCAGCCCGGCGGGCGGGCCGAACCGGTGGTGGCGGAGCAGGAGCCGGAGGAGGGGGAGTGGTGGGAGCCCGACCATGAGCCGGATCCCGCGGCCGGGATCCCGGAGCCCGCCGCCGCTGGGCCGCCGGCGGCGGCGGGCAGATGGCTCCGCAAGCTCCAGGCCGCCTACCGGCAGCACCGGATCACCAGGCCCGCGGCGCGGCACGAGTACGCGACGCTGATCCTCGACCGGCCCGTCTCGAGCAGCAAGGAGCTGACGGAGCCGGAGATCCGGGAGCTCCTCGAGGCGCTCGACTCGAGCGAGGCGTTCCGGGTCGCGCTCCGGGAGCGGCTCGCCGACCCCGTCGAACCGGAGCCAGAGCCGGACACTGAGCAGCCCGAGGAGGAGTTGGCGTCGCCGGCGCAGCGCACCCAGATCATCCAGTTGTTCGAGGAGCGCCACCTCACCGGGACACAAAGATTGGATCTGCTGTCCGAGCTGACGAACAGGCCGATCCACGCGATCGACCATCTCACCTCGGATGAGGCGGGGTTCGTGATCCAGATGCTCACGAGCGAGGGGCAGACGGTGATGCCTGAGCGCTGAGCGGTGATGGTGACCACGGGCCGGGTGGTGACGGACTGAGCTACCGCCAGCGCGAGCAGCGGCCACCCACATGTGGATAACCCTGTGGGTGGCCCTGTGGATTTGGGGGGGTAGGGGGGGCGAACTACCAGCCGGCTACTACAAGAACAGCATTTGATCTTCAGTTGTTCGAAGAACAAGTGCTGTAGACACCAAGCCAGGAGCGAACGCAATGGGTGTCACAGCGAACAGCATCCACCAGCGTCTCAACCAGATCACCGAGCTCGTCATGGAGATCAAGCAGTTGATCTCCGAGATGGAGATACCCGACTCGACACGGCCTGGTGAGCAGCACCGGCCCAGGACCGGGTACCGGTTCATCCGTGGCAGCCACTCAGGAACGTGGGTCAGGGATCCCGACGGGACAGACCGGCTGCCCGCCGGCTACTCGATACCGGCAGGCTGACCGTGTAGACCATGCGCACTACACACAAGCGGAGGAGGGGCGACGATGGCGCGGCCACGGCCAGGCCGGAAGAGCACAGCCACAGGTGTGAAGCGGTTGAAGTCCAGCCAGTTCGCCTACCCCAGAACACGGGAGTACCCGATCAACACCGCCAAGCGCGCACGGGCGGCGCTCGCCTACAGCGCACGGAAGACTACGAGCGGCAGCTACAGCCACGTCCTCAAGCGGATCCGCTCGAGCAGCAACCCCGCTGTCCGCGCGGTCGGCAAGAAAGGAAAGCGATGAGCGAGCAACAGCAAGAGCAAGAGCAGGAGCAGGGCGAGCCCGAACAGGACGACCAGCAGCAGGAGCAGGGCGAGCAGGAAGACCAGGACGAGCAGCAGCAGCAGGACACCGAGCAGTGAAGGTCACCACCCCAACGATCGGAGAGATAGCCCTCACCGTCATCGCCGTGTTCGTCGTCATCGCCTACTTCAACGGGTGGGGCTAACCCAACATGGGCCGCCGCACCCTCACCGCCGCCACCATCGCCGCCACCCTCACGCTCGCCGCGCCCGCCGCCGCCAACGCCCCCGGCCCCCAGGTCGCCGCCGCGACCACCAGGATCATCCACGAGTACCAGTACGTCATCCCGAAACTCCCCGGCCAGAACACCAGCTACCCGATCGCGCTCAGCGTCATGAACTACACGGTCGGCCACGTCAGCGCACCCAACTACGGGTACCTCAACGAGATCGCGCACAACCCCACCGGCAGCGACGTCGAGGACATCCTCCAACGCCAAGCCGGGATCTGCGGCAGCGCCCAGCTCGTGTTCGCCGCCATCGCCCAACAGGTCGGCCTCGTGTCCCGCAAGCTGTACATCTACTACCCGCTCGACAACGGGCAGACCGGCGGCCACGCCACCAACGAGGTGTGGTACGACGACGGGCACGGCGCCGCCTGGCACTGGTTCGACGCAACCTGGGGGATCTTCTACCGGGAACCCACCGCCGGACAGGACGACGTCCTCTCCCTCACCCAGGTCCTCAACCTCGACCCGGCCGGCAGAGACCGCGACAAGAACCAGGACCGCACCCTCCTCTGGACGCAGGTCGTCGAGGCGATGGGCAAGACCGCGGCCGGCGGCACCGGCTACTGGTTCCTCGAATCACCGCACCTCACCGTCAAGACAGACACAGGCCAGGTGATCTACCAGCGATGACCCAGGCGTTCGGCCCCTACACCGGCACCGTCGAAGTGGTGCACGACGGTGACACCGTCCACGCCAAGCTCGACGTCGGGTTCGACCTCACCGTCTACACCCGCATCCGCATCCTCGGCATCAACGCGCCCGAGCTCGCCACCCCCGCCGGCAAGACCGCAGCCGAATACGCGCGCACACTCCTCCACCCGGGCGACACGATCCGGGTGACCAGCCACGGGTGGGACAAGTACGGCGGCCGCATCGACGGCGACATCACCCTCCCCGATGACCGGGACTACGCCACCCTCATGGTCGCCGCCGGCCACGCGAAACCATGGGACGGCGTCGGTATCAAACCCGTATGACAAAACAATGCGACCACTAATCCGAAAAAAATTCTGCACGCGGATTACCCCCCGAATTTTTAGCGCGCCACCGCCGGGCAAGTCCCCACTGACCGGCCGTTTTCCCCCCTGAATGGCTCAGACGCCGTACGCTGAGGCGCAGTACCGTCGTACACGGGCGTTGCTGCTGGGGTCGCCGGTGTTGTGCTCGGTTTGTGGGCGGGGGAGGGCGAC